TCATTTTAAGAAGGACAAATACACGCTAAATAATCCTTAGTAAAATAATAAGGTATTGACAAGATTGGGTTAGTTCGCTAAAGATTCAAATAGCGACTGGCAATGGTGCTGGTTTTAAATTGTAAAACTTATGAGCGCAACAGCTTTTCATCTGCAAGGTGGCAATGGTGGCCACGTCCTTAATTCTGGCGAAGGCGCACAGACTGGTAAAAACTATCGTTGGATTCAGTTCATCGAAGATACCGTGTTGTCAACGCTTCAGGGTAATCTTACCAACATTGCAGACCTTCAAACCATTACCCATCTTGCAGGCACAGGCATCGGTGGTAACTTTACTGCCGTAACTGTAACCAGCGGAACTTGCATTGCTTACGATCAATAAACCGTGGCATCTTACCGTTCATATGGTGGGCTTGATGACCAATCGTTAATTGATGGCGATACTGGTTTTGTTGGTATTAACCAGCGTTTGCAGTTAAACCAGCTTCAAGCGGGTGAGGTAAGGGAGTCCTTGAACGGACGCATGGAGGGGTATTGGAAGCCTCGTAAGGGGATCGTAGAGAAAACAGGGGCATTTACTACTGGCGGAACGCCATTGCAGTTGCCGTTCTACCTGGTTGGTATGAGCGTGAGGATAACTGCTGCTTCGGTAACATCTGGAGTGGTTACTTTGACTACGCAATCCAGCCACGGGTTGACCAACGGATCTACGTTGAATATCCAAGGAATTGGCTACACGGCGGGTTCAGACCCGAACGGAGTATTTACGGCTACTACTGCAAGTGGAACAAGCATTACATACCCTTTAGCGGGTGGGGTTGGCCCTTATACAGTTGATGCTGGAACGCCATCGCTTACGAGGGTGATTACCGCAACAACCAAAGCAATTACTGCCGCATCTTATGCAGCCAACGTAGTTACAATTACCATTACTGCACACGGTTTTGATGCTGGATCAAGCGGCTACGCTGTTGTTTCTGGATTGTCATTTACTGGCACTGACTCCAATGGTGCTGTTGTTTTGACCTATGTCGATGCAAACAATATGAGCTTCCCTGTAACTGGGGTAACGGCTGTTTCTGGAACTGGCACATTGTCGCAGATGCCTATTAACGATGATGCTAACGCAAACGTAAGAGCATCTTGTTTGTTTAGTGACCCTAATACTGGCAACAAAGAGTATGTAATTATTGCCTTGGATACTCTAGCTAAGAAAATTGATTTAGATGAAAACAATAGGGATGCAAATGGCTACCTTTCATCTACTGATATTCCTTATCCGATTGGACAAGCTCTTGGAGCTGACACCGAAATGATTCAGGTGTTTGACAAGGTGATGTTGTTCCGCGATGGGCAGCAGGCATTTGAATGGTATCCTAATGGCAGGCCTGTCGTCTCGGCATCGCAATCAGGCACAACAACAGTAACCATGAACGTGAAAGATCACGGGTTGCTTGCGGGTGCTACGGTTACAATCGCAGGGCTTACAGGTGGAACGCCAGCTAACGGCACATTTACTGTGCTTGCAAGCCCAGCTCCTACCCAAGATACTTTTGCTTATACCTTTACAACCAGCCAAACCGTAACCTTTGGTGTGACGGCAGCTACCATGACTGATGGTTTTACCCTATCGCCTGGTGGCACATATACTCAGCCACAGACCTTTAACATCCAAGCTAAAGATGTTGACGTTGTTTCTGGACTTGTTACCGCAGATGTAAGTGCAGTTGGAAACACAACAATTAGGGCTGGAGATGTTATTGTAGTTCGTGAATCGGCTACGGCAGAACTGTCTGGGATGGTTGGCAATGAGTATTATGTCACAGCGGCCACCACAACCACGATTAACTGGTATGCTCCGATTGGTGATTACGCATCTTCAGCCGCTGATTCCTTTGAGTTTGGTGGTAGATTTAGTGTAGGTGGTGGTTTTATTCACCAGCCAGGCGCACCTTGGGGAGTTTATTTCCAACGCAGGCTATGGGTTCCGCACTATTACAGTGTATCTGGAACGTATAATGCACCACAATACACCAGCACCAAGATTACTGATGAAATAGCCGTATCGGATATTTTAGATACACACACATTTGACCAGATCGAAAACCAATTCCGTATTAGCGGAGGAACGGCAGATTATTTGGTTGGTATGCACGGCTTCTATGAAGATAGGTTGATCGTATTCAACCGCAATAGCCTGCATTTGATAACAGGAACAACTGGAAGCCTGCTCGATACCAGAGTTACAGAATTAACATCCGAAGTTGGTTGCTTATCTCGCAAAACTATTGTGTCGCGTGGTAATACGGTCATGTTCCTGTCGGATGATGGCGTATATGCTGTTGAGTTCTTGAACGATTACAACCTTCGTGGTGCTGATGAGCCTATTTCCAAGAACATTCAGCCATATATCGACCGTATTAACAAGGATTACGCTGATGAAGCAGTCGGTGTTTTGTATAACAACCGTTATTACCTTGCAGTTCCACTAGATTCTGCACCAGGCATCGGAGATGCACGTGGTAACAATTCGATTTTGGTGTTTAACTTCCTAAATAAAGGCTGGGAATCATTGGATACCTTTGGCGACTCCAACTTTCTTATTAAAAATTTCGTAATTGGTAGTGCTGATGTTCGTAATAACATCTATGCAGTTACCGCTAACGGTGGATTACACCAACTTGAGGCCGTAGATAGCTCTATTGATCGTTTAAGTGTATCAAATACAAGTAATTTAGTTGTAACTCCTACGATTAACTCGATATTAACGACCCGTGGCTATGACTTTAGGACAATGGATCGCAAGAGATTCACAGATGCACAGCTTGTTATGCAAAACCTTGCTGGGGAAACTGGCGAGTATAGCATATCATTCGCTGCGGAAGATCCAGATTTATCACAATTCATTGGAACAACCACAGATTTTCTTGGTGGTGAAGTTCTAGCACCAAGTTCTGCAAACGAAGCAGAAACAGCAGGCATACGTTGTAGGCTTGGAGGTATCAGAGGTTATACTGGCACGATGATCTTGACAAGAACCATAGGTTCCCCTAAAGTAAATTCTATTAAAGTCTCTGGTTCAATTACTAATAGGCAAATAATCTCACAGAAATAATATATGGGCGCGGTTGATACAACTTACACATTCACGGCTACTGATACAATCACTAGTGCGAAGATGAATAACATCATCGACCAGACTACGATTACATCTGATGCTATTATTGGGACGACCTTGGAAGTTGCATCTGGGAAACTTAAAATTCGTGCAGCAGGAATTACATCTAATGAGCTTGCAACTGGTGCTGTTACATCTAATGCTATTGCAGATGGAGCTATTGTAAATGCTGATGTTAATTCTGCTGCTGCAATAGACCTTTCAAAACTTGCAACTGGTGCATTGCCTGCCGCAATTACGGTAGCATCTGCCAACATTGTAGATGGCACTATTGTCGAGGCAGACATTGCTGATGCGGCCATTACTGCCCCTAAGTTAAATGGCGCACAGACTGGAACAGCACCTGTTTATGGAGTTCGTGCATGGGTAGCATTTGATGCAAACCGTAATGCTGCTGGGACTGCTGATACTACGAATACAACTCGTTATCTTATATCATCTGGAAACGTAACGTCTGTTACAAAGACAGCTACTGGTAAATACACCGTGTTAATTACAACCGCACTGCCAGACGCAAACTATTCATACTTTACTGCGGCACAAGCAGACTCAAGTAACGAGCCTTTGGTATATCGCCAGAACGGTGGAACAAAATCCACTACCCAATTTCAAATCGAAACCCAAACACGTTCAGGTTCTTTAAGGGACTTTAACGAAGTTTGCATTTCTTTCCTTAGGTAATGAAACCAATTAACCATGCGTTACAAATCTACAAACAAAACAACCAAAACTTTGCAGAATTGCTTGAATGGCATCTTGCAAATGGAGTTGTTATTTCTTTGCCAGATTGTTTTCTGCTTGGTTTCTTTTGCAATAAATCCAACCTTAGAGAATGTCGTGTTCTGGACGAATCAAATTGTATTTTCGTTACTATGTGTGTCGGCAATATGCGGCAAGCGTGTATGCAAATTGTTGAGTTTGTTCCTTGGATTGCATACGAGAGACAATTTAAAGGAGATGATCGCACAAGGATAACTAACTTCAAAAAACTTTTTAACAAATTATAATATGGGATCGGTATTAAAATATACACCAGCAGGATTGGTTGGTGGAGTAGCTGGGAAATTATTAGGCGGGAGTTCTAAATCCGCGCAAGCTCCAAAAACAGATATTGCAGGAGATATTCAAAAATACGTTTCTGGTTACGGTAAAGCATTGCCTGATGTTCTCTCATTGGAAGCACAATATCGCCCAGAGTTTCTTGGTCTTAATTTAGGTGACGTTCAAACATTTTTACAGGGTGCTGATGGGCAGCAAGGATTGTATGGGCTTGGAAGAACAGCACAACAAGAAGCTGGTGCAGGACTTGCAGAGGCTAGAGCAGCCGAGCTTGCTTCGATGACTGGCCAAGCACCTGCTTTCCGTCAGTTCGCACAAGCACTTTCGCCAGAAGCACAAGCTCAAGTTGATGCTGCCCAAATGGAGGCAGAAAGAGCTAGGGCAGCAGCACAAGGAGTTACGCCACAAGAACAACGAATGTATCAGCAAACTGCTCGCGAAGCAGCACAAGCATCTGGCAGACTCGGTGGCAACGCAGCTATCGCATCTGAGATTATGGGCAGAGAAAATGTTCTTGCTCGGAAACGTGCCGAAGCAGACGCAGCTCGCACAGGAGCTTTTAACATGGCTCAAAACTTTTACACCGCACCAGGTTTGCAAGCCCTTGGCAATGCCCCGCTTTCTTACCAAGCAGGACAGAATCAGTTGCAAATGGGTCTTGGTGCTATTGGTAGTGCAGTTCCGCAAATGATTAACCCAGATATGGGAGTTAATATCGGTATGCAACAAAGATCAATGCAACAACAAGCTGACGCAGCAAATGCTGCTGCAAGCGCATCTCGTAGTTCTGGACTTATGGGAATGTTTGGTTCTATTGGGGCTGCCGCAGCTCCTGCTGCTATTGCAGCTATTTAATATGAAAACCAAAATAAAGACAGCAGTTGAAAACATCGAGAAATGCCTAAGCCACTCAGGAAAACCATGCTTGGCTTGGTCAGGTGGTAAAGATAGCATGGCTTTGCTTGATCTTGTATTTAAAAAAGTAGGCGCAAAATTGCCGATTGTTTTCTTTAGAGAGCAATGGCAACCTAAAAAATACGAGTTTCAAAACAGAATCATCGAAGAAATGGGGCTTGAAGTTTATACTTGGCATCCAGCTTATAGCACATTCCAGCAAACAGGTGATGAGTTTGAGGTTCAAAATAAATACATATTTGATAATACAGATATGACTTGCCCAACTGGTATCACTCCAATCGAAGAAGGAAAACCTTGGGCTTGTGCGTTGGATATTTACAATCGTCCTAAAAACATGGGCATTTTAGCTGGCTGGGATGCAATGCTAGTTGGGCATAAAGCCTGTGATTCAGACCCTATTTATGGTGGAGACGCTGGTGTGCGCGTTGATATTAGAATCAATCCTGGTCAATGTAATGCTTTTTATCCAATGAAAGATTGGACGCATGATGATGTATTTCAATACTGCGAAGAAAACAATGTTCCAATTCAACACAGTAGATACGAGAATGTTTCTGGTAAATGGAGTGAGAAGGTAGATCGAACACATAACTGTGATTATGTCCATGCTTGCACGGCGTGTATTGACAATCGCGCCACAGCAGCTAAATTCGTTCATTGCCCTAAGTTTAATTGCACGATTGAAAATGTTTCCAAACGAGTTATGTGGGCTGACCAATCTTTACCAACTTACATGAAGGACTAATTATGGCATACGGATCAGGACGACAACTCGGAGAAACCATTAACCCACAGTTAATGAATGTGGACTTTAGCGCATACGAACGTGCTGGAGCTACGACTGGAAACGCTTTGGCTAACTTAGGGCAGCAAATTGGATCTACCGTAAAGGAATATAGCAACAATGAGAAGGAAATCAAGAAGGCTATCCAGATTAGTAGTGCCATTGAAAAAGGCATACCTGGACTAGCACCGATGGCACAAGAAGCATTGGGCAAGCTAAATGATCCTAACCTTAGCCAGCGTGATAGGCTTGCAGTTGCCGAGTCTATTAAAGATTCATTAAGTATTGGCATTATGGGCATGGATAAAGAACGCCAAGACAAAATGTTTGCACTTGAAGCGGCTAAACTTCAAGCATCATTACAAGGCAAGGCAAGAAACATAATGACCGCTGACCAACTTCAGCAACAAATTCAAAGTGGAGCAAAAGTTAAATATGTTCCACTTGGAAACGGTATGTATGAGGTTGAAAGTGCTACCGCTAATGAACTTCCTATGTTTGGCAATGTTACAGTTGGCCCAAATGGTCAAATCCAGCAAGTTCCATCAGGAGGTGGGAATATCCGTATTCCAGGTGCTGGTGCTGGTATCCAAAACGCATTGCCACAAGGTCAAGGTGGGATGTTCCCAGATAATGTTGCTCCAACTGGATTGCCAATAGGTGAAGCCGCTGGATTTATGCCAGGCGTTTCAGTAGATGGAACTCCAGGTGTATTGCCGCCAAAAGAACAACCAGTAATTCCTGTTGGAGAAGTTCCTAAAGGCGATGTATATTCTGTGGAAGGTGGTCAAATTGGTATCACAAGATTGCCAGGAAGCACCGCTGAAATTGAATATCAAACAAAAGCAGCAGAATTAGAGGCTAAACAAGCAGAATTAGCTAAACAGCAAGCATTAACTAAAGATGTAACAGAAAAACAACAAATTAAAGAAAAGGGGAAAAAGAACTTTTCTGATTACATTGGAGAAATGGCTGGGGCATATTCAAATCTTTACAAAAAAGGTGGTGCTGTTGCAGGTGGTGAGAGTAGCTTTGAAGCCTATGCAGGTGGAACAGAAACTGGACAAATTCTTAGCAGGATTGCTGGATCTGAAGCACAAGTTTATAGGGATGTAATTAACAGCATGGCTCCTAACCTTATCAATGTCGTAAGGCAATCATCTGAAATGGGGGCTAAAGGACTAGATAGTGAGAAAGAACTTAAATTCTACTTAGGTGCAATAGGAGATCCTACTCGACCGATTGAAGCTAACCTTAAAGCCTTAGATGTTCTTGATAAAGCATATGGTGATGGCAAAGCTGTTTCTAATATGTTAATTGAAAACCCGCAATTACTTAGAAAAGTTAAAGAATATGGGCTGAAATTTGACAACAAAGAAGAAAAAGCGGCAGGATCAACACCACTTGACACAAACCCAGAAGTTGAGCAAATGCTTAAAGAGTTAGGATTATGAGTTCACCATTTACGCAGCAATTCAAAGAAGTAGAATCCCGCCTTACCAATGCCAAAAATAAGCTAGAAGAAAAACTCTTACAGTTTAAAGAAGCTGGCGATGAGCAAGGTATGCGACAAATTGGAGCTAATCTGCGTTCAATTCAAGGAGAATATGCACGTATTGCACAAAACTACGAGCAAGAGCAAGCAATTCGTAAGGACAGTCTTTTAAGTGGCATTTCTAGTGGAGAACTTATTTCCGATAAGCAAAAACCTATTAGAAGTTTTGTTCCCAGCTTCGATCCATCTGGAATGGGAAGTTATGGTTCTGAAGAAAGTTTCATTGAAACACCGTTAAAATATAATCCGAATAAGGCCAAAAAAGTATTTGCAGAGTTAGTTGAGACTGACCCTAAAAAAATTGATGTTACAACTGGTGTAGGTTTAAAAGAAACAACTTTCCTATCTGGGTTGCAAGATGATGAAGCAAGGAAAGCATATCTTCAGCAAAAATACGAAGAAGTATTGCCAATCAATACTGGAGGTAGTTCAAACTTCTTGGTAAAAAACAAAGAAGGTAATTATATTCTAGCTCTGCCAAAAGGCATAAACATAAAAGATGTTGGTGCTGCTGTTGTTACTGAGACAGCTCCGCTTGCTGCTGGTATTGGTGCAGGAATTGCATCACTTGGAACAGGCCCTGCCGCTCCAGTTGTTGCATCTGGAGCATCTAACCTTGCTTATTCTGGAGTCGGAGCAATACAAGATGTTGCCTTTCGTAAAATGGCTGGATTACCTGCTAGTATAGGGCAAGTAGCAACTGAGCGTGGCAAAGAAGCAGCACTTGGATTAGGTATTGATATTGTAACAGCAGGATTAGCCAAGCCATTTACTAAACGAGCTGGAACAGCAATCGAAAACAACGTAGCTAAAGAGCTTCGTGAAGCTACCGAATTACTTCAGAAAAGAGGCAAGGACGTAACTTATCCAGTTGGGGCTGAAGGTGGAGATATTGGCTTGAAGTTCCAAAGAGAATTAGCAGGTAAGTTTCCCAAAATGGCAGTAGCTGAGACTATGGAGAAAACCCGTGGTGTGATGGCTAGTTATCAGAAAGCTATTCAAGATAAAGTTATCGGAGTTCCTAAGGTTGATATTACAGCACGTGTTAAAGCAGAAGCAGATCAACTTGCAGGACAGATCGGAAAACAAAATGTAAGACTTGAACAGCAAGCTAAAGGCTGGGTAAATAACAAGTTAAAACAAATTATTCCTGACAATACAAATCAGGTTGATCTTGGTAATACTATTTCTAGCTTAATGGAAGATGCTGCTACAAAAGGACAAGCAATTAAAGATCAAGCATATAGGTCTTTTTATGATGAAGCAACACAACGAGGCGTTAGCGTTCCAAAGCAAGAAGTATTAAATACTATTGAAGGAGTTTTGGCTGGAACTAGAAACGATTTCAAAAGAAACCCATCTATTGAACGTCTTTATAGAGATATTGCAAGTTCTGAAGCTGATACATTTAGCACAGAGCAATTAAGAAACATTGTGCAAGTTGCTCGCGATAGTGTTCCAATGAACGCAACAAAAACAGCAGATCAAGTTGCAACTGGAGTATCTAAAGCATTAGATGATAAATTCAATGAAGTTGTAAGCAAAAACGGATTAGGCGACCTATGGAGCCAAACCAATAAAACTTATGACGAAACAAGTTTGGCATTTAGACGTAGTTCACCAGGCAAAATCTTATCTGAGCAATTTGGCGGTCAAAAACTTTCTCCAAGTCAGATGGTTGATGCTACATTGGCAAATGAAAAAACAGTAGATGATGTTCTTTCTGCACTTAAAAATACAGGGGATCAAGCAGGTGCTGATGCGTTACAAAAGCAACTTCAAAATGCTTATCTTGAAAAAATAGGCATTACATCTGGATATAAAGGAACAAATTCAAAATACAAACCAGAAATGGTTGATGCGTTGTGGGGGAATAGCCTAGCATCTAGACGTATAAATTCTACGATTGGCGAACTTAATGACGCATTGAAAGCCAATAAAGTTGATATAGTTAATATACCAGCAGATGATGTAAATAGACTTCTTGATATTGTCCCAGTTAATGAAAGACAAAAAGTAATTAGTTCTATTGTTAAGAAAGGTCAATTACAAGCGAAAGAAGATCGCTTGATGAGCAATGAAGTAGTTAAGCAGGCAAAACGTGGCAACTGGACTTATCTTGATAATGATATTTTTGCAGATACAATGTTAAATAAAGCATCTACTTCAGATGTTCTTGATATTGTTAAGAAACTTCCATTAGCTGAGAAACAAAAAGTAGGGGCAGATATGTTTGCTCGCTTGCTTTCTGATTACTCGACAGTAGGAACTGGTAAAAACCAAGCTAGATTCGGGTTTGATCTTTGGGATGCTGAAAAAGTAATCAAAGACCTAGGAGGTTGGAACAGAGCTAAAGGAACTGGTGCGCCACAATGGGTTAAAAACATGGATGCCGTAGTTGGTAAAGATACTGTTGACGAGTTCATTGCAGCATCTAGAGTTCAAGCCGCTAACCGTCCTATTGGTAAAGTCGAAAGTCTTGAAGCACGTGGACTTACATCTGCAACTGGGATAAAAGTATATGCGTCTCCATTCCAATATATTGGTAATAAAGTGCTTGCCGCAGCATACGGAAGCAATAACTTACGTCCATTCTTGAGAGGATTATCAAAAGATATTGGAGACGAGGCTTATCAAAGAAATGCAACCCGTATGCTAAAAGGTATTATCGGAACACGCACAGGACTTCAGGCAGCAGCTATTCAAGGTAGAAATGACCCTGATTTCCAAGAGCAAATGCAAATTATTTTGTCCGAAGCCCAAGCACAAGCTGAAGCGGAGCAACAGAAATAATTGCTTGCCTTATCCTTACGGATACTTATATTCCGAAGCATGGAAGAAGAAAAAGACACAGACCTTTCTACCATTGATAACAAAGATTCAATGGTTAAGTTCATGGACGCTATTAGGCAGCGAGCTAAAGAATTGCCTGCGAATTGTGCAGAGAACACGAAGCCAGACGTAGCCGCTAAAGCCCTATGGTTACTGGCACAAGGGGCGAACATTACCGAGATACGCCGTATTACCAGCCTGTCCAACGAGACAATCAGACGGCTTGAGTGGGATCACAACTCCACCCTAGAGCAGAAACGCAAGCAGTTCTCGACCCGTTACGCGATGGCTGCGATGGAATACACTGACCTTTTGTTCAAGAAAGCTGAACAATTACACGATGATCCTGAGCAACTGGCCTTGGTTTCCCCTGAGAAGCTGGCTACGACCATTGGCATTATGCAGGACAAATCATCCTCACTTGCTGGAATATCCGATTCTGGGGCGAACAAAAAAGAAGGCTTGTCTATTGAGGACGCTTTGGTTCTTATTGAGGCATCGAAGCAAAGACGCGCCAACAAGGTGATCGAAGCTGAGGTTGTAGTATAAAGACAAAGCCATGCCAAAGACACTTACAAACGAAAAAAGAATCGAACTGAGAACCATTGATAAGACGGTTCACCAGCTTGTTGGGAAAGAACAGGAATATGGATTATCTTATGATCCAAAGCCATACGATGAGATTGAAACAAGCGTTGACTCTACAATAGATGATGTTCTGGATACCTTGAGCGAAAAGGAGAAAACAGTAATCGTTGGGAGATTCTTTAAGCACCAAACCCTAGAGGCTATTGGTAGAGAAATGGGCGTAACAAAGGAGGTCATACGCCAAAGAGAAGCTAAGGCACTAAGAAAACTTCGCCATCCAGAAAGAATCAATAAACTTAAAAAGATAGCGAGGCATTTTGGTTTTATCAATGAAGATGAACGAAGCACCATTGAACGTCAAAGAAAACAGATAGACGAAGATTGCCAGAGTTGGAAAGAGCGAGTTGAGCAAAGAGCAAAGATGCGTGAAGCATTTGAACAATTATTCAGAGCGGACTCACCGATAAGCCACAAATTATTATTCCCTGAGTTATACCAAAATGTTTAACTGGACTCCCCACGAAATACTTGGAATCCCTACGGATGACGAGATTGCCGAGATGGATGCAAAGGAGCTTGTCGAGCTTTACTCTGCAAGGGAGGAAGCTATACGCAACGCCGATAAAGACCCTTTCAGATACGGCTTTAAGCTAGAGCATTGGTTTAAGGCGTGGGAGCAGCTAGATAATGTGAATGAAATCCTAGTGCTTGGTGGCAACAGGAGTGGGAAAACTGCATTTGGTTCTTACAGCGTGGTGAAGGCTGCTATCGAAAATCCTGGCAGTATCATTATGTGCTTTGCCCAGAGTGCCGAGGTTAGCATCAGGCAGCAGCAAAGTGCCGTGTATAACTGGCTACCACCTGAGTATCGGGTAAAGCAAACAAGTAGCAACGCCTACATTAGCTACACGCTGAAGAACGGCTTTACCGACAACAGTTTGATTTTGCCAAACAAAAGCCAGATTCTATTTAAAACGTATTCACAGTATCAGAATAACCCTACCTTCATCGAGGGTGCTGAACTTGGTTCTAAGAGCGCACAGTGGCACAACGTGGGTGCGTGGCTTGACGAATACCTGCTTGGCGATGACCTGATTAACACAATGCGGTTCAGGCTTGCTACCAGAAACAGTAAGATGCTTGTGACCTTCACACCTATTGACGGCTGGACGGAGGTTATTAAGGACTACCTAGACAAAGCAAAGACCATAGCCACCAAGGAAGCAGAGCTACTGAATGGGGAGATTCTGCCCCACATCCAACTAAGCCACAAGCGTAACGCTTCGATCCATTACTTCCATACCAAGGACAACCCGTTTTCGGGCTATGAACGCCTTGCCAGCGACCTTAAAAACGAAAGCAGGGAGAAGATACTGATTCGTGCATACGGCGTTCCTGTGAAGTCTCAGGCGACAAAGTTCCCCAAGTTCAACAAAGAGGTGAACGTCATACCGCAAGACATGATACCAAAAACGGGAATTACGAGGTATCAGATCATCGACCCAGCAGGCAGCAAGAACTGGTTCATGGCTTGGATTGCCGTGGATGGTAGCGGAACGTATTACGTTTATCGTGAATGGCCAGACACAACTATTGGCGATTGGGCAGAATGGAAGAACGGAAGGTGGATGCCTGGAGAGGGAGCAAAGGGAATGGGTTACGGGATGCGTGATTACGTGAACCTGATTGCCGACCTTGAGGATAAGGAAGAAATCTACACCCGCATTATTGACCCAAGGCTGGGAGCTGCAAAGTATCAGGCACAAGACGGCAGCAGTAGTATCATTGAGGACTTAGCCGAGAACGACATTATCTGCATACCTGCGCCTGGCTTGGACATTGAGGACGGCTTGCAGGCGTTAATCAGCAAGATGAGTTGGGATACGAGCAAACCGATGGACAGCTTGAACCGCCCTAAGTTCTATGTGAGCGATGAATGTCAGAACATCATTAGCGCACTTTCGGAATACACGGGCGAGCAGGGTTTGAAGGAGGCATGGAAAGACCCCTTGGATTGCTTGCGTTATGCGGCTATCTATGATATTGACCATGTAGAGGCTGAAGCATTGCAGATTACCCGCCAAGGATCGGGAGGCTATTAAGATTATGAATACAAAGAAACCACGAAAAGAAAGAGCAGATAAAGGCGTTAAACGTGTTGAAGCTGAACCACAAGTAAAGGCTAAGGCTGAACCAGAAGTCTTTGAAGTATATGCCATTGGCGTATGCCCTAACCCAATGTGGCTAAGGGGAATGACACGTGACGCAAATAAGTGTAACATCCAAGTTCCCAAGGCTAGTATCCGAGCAGGATTAGTGGGCAAATGGATGAAAGCGACAAAGATTGACGGAGTGGAAGAAAACCATTACAAGTTCCTTGCATGAGCGATCAATTATCAGACCAAGACGTAGCGATGATCTACGTTCAGAACGAACCGAATATCGGCGGACTCCAAGATGCTTATGATAAAGCTGTATTGGATCAAGAGGAATATATCGAATCGTGTGAACGAGCCTACAATGATCGCCGTAATATGTGGCCTGGCAAGACCAGCGATATGCGGAAGAAAGGGGCTAACGCTTTTCCTTGGGATGGTGCTTCCGATATGGAGGTTAATACGATTGGTGAAAGAATTGATACCTATGTTGCGTTGCTTACCCAAGCACTTGACCGTAGCCATATCAAAGCGTTCCCAACGAACCATACTTCGATGTCCAAGGCTTCGGTTGTTTCAATGTTCTTGAAGTGGATGCGTAAAAGCTACATCCCAGACTTTAAGAAGCAGATGGAACTGGGTGCTAACCACCTTCTTGAGAAGGGTATCATGGTTTCATACGTTGGTTGGAAGCGGGAGAAACGCACGTTTAAACAAGTAGTTACCCTGCAAGAGATTGAGGCTGCAATGCCAGAGCTTGTGGAGATTCTACTTGGTGACAACATTGCCGAGGCAGAAGCATTTGTTGCAAGTGCCTATCCTGACATGAGCAAGAAGCGTGTTAAGAAGGCGGTATCAGAACTACGCATGATGGGCGTGACGGAAGTAAGTATTCCGAGGATGAGCGTGGATTGCCCTATCGTTCAAAGCTGTGAGCCTGATGGTGAGGTTATCTTCCCGTCCTACGTTACAGACCCACAACGCGCTCCATACGTATTCTGGCGCACGTTCTACACCCCACAAGAGCTTGAGAAGAAAGTTGCCACAGAAGGCTGGGATGCCGAGTGGGTTGACGAAGCTATCGAAAGACTTAAAGGAAGTGATTCGCTTGATAACCAGACGGCAAGTGAACGCTCGCAACGCCGTGACTTGGGTGACGATCAAGACTTAATTATGGTTGTCTATGCCTATCAGCGTTTGATTGACGAGGAAGATGGCAGCGAAGGTATTTACTGCACAGTGTTCCATCCAGATACCGATGGCTACGCAAAGCACGAACTGCTTAACGGCTACGATGACTACCCATTTATCGTTACCCGCTTGAACGACAACCAGAAGCGAATGTATGAAACCACTTCGTTTGCTGACATTCTACGTGGCCCACAATGGCAGATCAAAACAGAGCGTGATAGCCGTATCGACAGAACAAGCATGGCTACCTTGCCACCATTGTTCCACCCAGCAGGGCAACCGCCTAAAGAGTGGGGGCCTGGCAGACGCTTGCCTTATCGCCGCTTAGGTGAAATCGCTTACGGGCCTATTCCACAATTCGATCCAGGCAGCGAGCGTATCGAAGCACAAATGATTGCACAAGCTGACAAAGCAGTTGGGCTTGATCTTGACAACCCGCTTTCGGCACTTCGCCAGCAGTTCGTGGTGAACAAGTTCCTTGACCATGTTAAGGACATTCTTTCGCTTGCCTTCAAACTATTTCAACGCATGGGGCCAGATGAAGTGTTCTTCCAAGTTACAGGTAGCCCTGACCCACAGGTGATGGCTAAAGGTGATGCCGATGACAACTTCTCCATTATCGTATCGTTTGACACCCGCGAGACTGACCCTGAGACGGTAGAGACGCAGATGAAGAACATCGCTACCCTAATGCAGATTGACCGCAACGGACGTATCAACGTGGACAAACTGCTTGAGCTATTGGCTGCACAGATCAATCCGTTCATTGCTGACTACGTGTTGCAACCTGCTGAAGAAGCACAAGACAAGATGCTTAAAGATGTATCGAGCGATCTTACCCAAATCTACGCAGGTATCGAAATGCCAGCTAGACCGAACGGTGCTGCCTTTGCAATGCAACTTGTCCAAGCCTATACGCAACAACCAGACGTAGCACAACGCTTGCAGAATGACGAGGCTTTCGCAGCTCGCCTTCAGAAATACGCCCAACAATATCAGTTTATGATGCAGCAAGCACAGAACGCAGTAACAGGCAGGCTTGGAACTAGCGAGGCTAACATGAGTGGTGTATCAACTCAGAACATGGAAGGTTAATCTTATGAAAAAAGAAATGATTAAACGGAAAGACGGTTCGTATTCCCAGCGTGGATTGTATGACAACATCAGAGCGGCTGCTGGTTCTGGCAAAAAACCTACCAAGGAAATGCTGAAGCAAGAGCGTAAGATCAAGCGGAAGTAACCAATGGAAAAGCGTTTTAAGAAGGTCGTAAAGAACCCTGAGACTGGACGGACTAAGACTATCCGTTACGGTTTGGCAGGGTTAGCCAGCGATGGCAAAGACCGTATTAGACCAGGCACGTCCAAAGGTGATGCTTATTGCGCTCGTAGTGCCAAGATTAAGGGTGATTGGAAAGATGACCCCAATAGCCCGAACAATTTATCCCGCCGCAAATGGAAATGTCGCGGAAGCAAATCAATGAAATAACTCTATGAAAAGTAAAAAATGCGGCTGCGGCCATGAAGGTAAAGAACACGGAAAAGGCAAAAAAGAGAAAGGCTACGTTGAGATTGAAATCAAGATGAGCCGTATGCCTAAGAAGAAAGCGAAACGTAAATAACAAACCTTACTAAAAGACTAATGATTCCACGCCCTACCCTAGAACAATCGGTTCTCGCATTGAGTGACCGCGATGAATACAAAGTAATTCTCCAGTATATCCGTGATGAGCGTGAACGCTTTTTCGGTGATATGCGGCAAGCGGCAACATCTGATGATGTAATGAAGATCGCTGGTTCTATTGCTACCGCAGATGAATTGCTGGGTATGCTTGACTTGAATAGGCAATGATGTATCTTTTCTTTGCAAATAGTTAGTGTCTTTTCTGTTTGTGGTTTGTGCAAAGGGTTAATCGGGTAAAACTGGTTAACCCTTTGTTTCGTCTATACACCAAACAATCGTTTTACATTAGTGATTGACTAATCATTAGTAATCTGCTTATGTTTCTGCATCGCCACCGCCAAGGCGCAAACTGGTGTCAAAAACATGAAAGCAAACCAAGACTCCACCGCTGGGGAGGATAATTCCAGTGTATCAGACAACCTTAGTTCAGATGCCCTAATTAGGCAGCTTACCGAGGGTAACATACAAGAAGTAGAAGCCGATACTGAAACGGAAGAAGTTTCTGAGGAAGAACCAGAGCAAGAGTTTGAAGAAACTAGTGAACTGGAAGAAGCCGAAGAATCGACCGAAGATGAGGAAGAAGCCGAAGCAACTGACGAAATCGACCTGCTTAACCTTGAACCTGAGCAGATTCAAGCACTAGCGAAGAAAGGCAAGAGCCGCCTTCTTGAGCGCATCGGGGAACTGACCGCACAGAAGAAAGCATTGCAAGCCCAGCTAGAGCAAACTGAATCAAAGCCCCAGGTAAAAGTTATTCCGAAAGAGCAGAATCCATTTGGAGAACTTAATACCGTTGAAGAAATATCAGCCAAGTATGAAGCCTTTGAGGGGACGCTGGAAACTACGGATAGGTTACTTGAGGAATATGAAGATTACAGCAACGATGACATCATCGAAGTTGGCGATCAACAGTTCACCAAGAAACAAATTAAGCTGGCAAATCGCAATGCTAGGGACGCGATAGCTAAATATCTACCCGCCCAAGCAGCCCACTTGCAGAAGTTGGAAAGCTATAAAACAGCTAACCAGCAATGGCAGGAAGCAGCGAAAGCCGAAGTGCCAGAGATCAATGACGAGGAATCGGAAATTGGCAAGGCATACAGTCAACTTGTGAACGACCCATTGGTAAAGCAGCTTAAAGAAAGCCAACCCGAACTTGGGGTTCAAATAGAATACATCCTAGCTCACGCCGCACGGTCGAAGTTTGGAACTGCAAAGAAAGTAATGCAAGGCGCAGGCCAGAAGTTGAAGGTGAAACCACCCGCTTCCCCTGTTGGAGCTGGAGCATCACGGCAAGGGCAGGGACAAACAAGTAAATACGCCGAAGCAATGAAGCGGTTTGAGCAAAGTGGTTCTGCTGAAGATTGGATTGCTGCTCAAAAATACAGATAAATCGAAATTATAAACACCTAAAATTATGGCTATCTCCACTACATATCAACCAACCGTGCCTAGCACGAGTTCCACTGTCGGATCGAACAAAGGAAACCGCGAGGATCTTTCTTCGATGCTTACCATGCTTGAGCCTGAACAAACTCCTATCACTTCTCTTTGCTCGAAAGCAAAAGCAAGTGGCGTTCTTCACGAATGGATTGTTGACGGTCTTGACGCACCTTCCGCCAATGGTATCAACGAAACTTCCGATGTAACCGCTTTCAGCAACAAGTTTGCTAACCGCGCTCGCCTTGGTAACTACACGCAAATCTTCCGCAAGGACTACCTTGTTTCCGACCTGCAAAACGCAGTCGCAAGCGTTGGCCCAGCAGACGTTGCACAAGCAAAAGCAAAAGCCCTTCGCGAAATCAAACGCGACATCGAGTTCGCTATTGCTTCCGCAAACGACCGCCAAGCTGAAGATGGTGTGAACCCATACAAGCTCCGTGGACTTGGTGACTGGATTGACTCCGCTGGCCCTTCCGATGTGCCTGCTTCTTATCGCACCCCTGCTGGTTCGATCAAGGCTGCAACGCTCACCGAAGCTACCCTTAACGACCTTCTTGGCAGCATCTTTGCCGAGACTGGTGAGATGGGTAACTTGACGATGGTTGCCAACGTAGCACTCCGCAAAGTTATCGCTAACTTCACCCGTGCTGAAGGTGTTACCACCGCTACTGCATATAACGTCAACGAGGATGCAACTTCCCGTAAGATCACCCTTAGCGTATCGCTTTTCGATACTGACTTCGGTGTTATCAAACTGGTCAACGGCAACCCTGCTTGTATGCCAACAGCTACCACCAACATTGGTTATGTCCTTGATCCTAAGTATCTTGGCATTGGCACGCTGCTTCCACTTGAATCTGTTGCCCTTGAGAACCAAGGCGCAGGTGAGCGTGGCTTCGTTAAAACTGCACTTACGCTTGTTTGCAAATCCCCACAAGCACACGGTAAAGTCGCATACTAATTAAACCAATAACAAATAATAAATAATACTATGAGTGCATCTCAACTTGTTAATAACGAATCAGCTATCCGCACCTACGTGTATGTTGCTGACTACACTGGCATCCAAGCAAACGCAACTAGCGCAAACCAAAAAACCATCGGGGTTATCCCTGCTGGCGGTGCGGTTGCTTTCGCATATGCCTACGAAGAAATCCCGCTTGTCGGTGCTTCGGACATCACGCTGGACGTTGGCACGACTGCTGGCGACCCAGATGAGTTCATTGACGCATGGGATGCCGATGCTGGCACTCCTGTTTGCAACAGTGGTGATATTTGCGTCCAAGGCGCAGGAACCACCACCTACCTTGCAGGTTGGAAACCAGTTGGTATCTCTGCTTCCGCAACGCCTATCTTGGCTGAGTGGAACGGCACTGTTGCCAGCTTGACCGCTGGTAAAGTGGTTGTTGTTGTGGGCGTGATTGATCCAGGCAACTTCTAAAAACCCCTTAGGTGGCGAGAGGTTCTATCCCTCTCGCTGCCTATACCATTTTCTACAAACCATGATCCTTCAACCTAGCGAAGAAGCAATGACACACGCTCTTATCCGTGAGATTATTACGGGTGAGCAACTGAAGAAAGACATAACCAAGCAGCGCGAAATGGAAGCTGCACGAATTGCCAAAGATTACCGCGATAGAGGCAGGCGTAAGGGTGCTAAGATGACCCACCTAGCCGAGATTCCCCAGCGTGAATATCTTCAAATGGCACAAAAATATGGAACCGAATGTTGGAATGACAGGGGTTTCATTAAAGATTTCCAGAGACTTGAGCCGACTATGGCTAGTAACAAAATCTCTACAATGCGTGAGATTTAATCATTAACACAATATGCAAACTAAGGACTATACAACCGATCTTCTGCCGTTAATCAAATCACTTTGTGGAGTTGAGTTTGCAAACCTTGAGCTTCCTAGGATTAAAGCAATGGTGAATAGCCGTGCTAAGAGAGCCTACCGTGCTAGTAACTTCTGGCCTAGGTTCTTGGTTGTTGGCGAGGAAAGGGACGTGACGAATGGCTATGTGCCTTGGACGCAGGCTGGATTGGATTCCGTGGATACGTTTGTAATTATCCATAGGTCTGCCCCATACATTGCTGACAGCGCACAGAACTTTGACTTCTACGTTGATTTCACAGGTGCAAAAATTGTTGATGGTGACTTGAATAGTGCTTCGGCATACGCCACCTACAAGAAGCAAACGACCGCCGTATATGGTGACGGAACAAGTGGAACAACTTCTTCGATTCCTGACGAGTGGTTTGAATACTTGGCTCACGGAACATATTCTGATTGGCTTAGGTCTGAGGGGCAGATGGAGAAGTCACAAATTGCTGATGCCGAGGCTATGGACAAGCTGACAGATGAGTTGATCCGTATTGACGAAATGCGCTCTAGTGCGTTAGTCTCCACCCGTATTCAGACAAACGCGAATATGCAATCACGTTGGAGTTACTAATATGAATTATTCTTTAGGAAATATGCTTGGTGGGGCAGGTGCGCTTAATGCTGATAAACTTGCTTTAAATCTCCAGTTCGCCACCGACAAGACCCTCACCGCCCGCAAAGGGCCGACACCCGTGTTCACGCGGGCATCTACGGCTACCTTTATTGGGAGCAATGGACTGATTCAATCTGCCGCAATTAACGCTGCACGCTTCGACCACGACCCGATCACCCTCGCGTGCAAGGGGCTGCTCATCGAGGAGTCTAGGACGAACTTGGTGTTCCCAAGCGATACGCTAACTACCCAAACACGCACGGTTACAGCAGTTGCTCACACGCTTTCTTTCTATGGAACAGGAACAGTTGTCTTGTCTGGTGTAGCCATAGCAACGGTTACAGGAACAGGAGCTTACCCAACAAGAACCACGCTCACATTTACGCCAACTGCTGGAAGTCTTATTCTGACTGTTACTGGATCGGTCACACAAGCACAACTAGAAGCAGGAGCATTCCCCACCAGCTACATCCCCACGACAACCGCAAGCGTGGTGAGGAGTGCTGATATTTGCAGTATTAGTGGGGCGGACTTTACAAGTTTCTATAACCAGAGTGAGGGGACTTTGCTCTCTCAAACACAAAAGATAACCGTTGGAAGCAATACGTTCATAGTTGCAATGTCAGATGGGACTTTTAACAACTCCTTAGACCTTAGATATAATAATATCACGTCAGCAGGAGCATTGATGAATGTTTCCAACGTAAGTCAATTCACTGGCTTCTCTGCAACAGTAACCTCTGGAGCTTTGGTTAAACAATCCGTTGCATACAAGTTGAATGATTGTGCTTATTCCGCAAATGGAGCATCGGTAATCATTGATACATTAGCGTCAATTCCAACTTTGAATAGGGTTCATATAGGTATGTCTTACGTCCCTAGCTTTTTCTTAAATGGACACATAGCATCCATACGCTACTACAAAAAACGTCTCGCCAACGCTAAACTCGTCACACTCACAGCATAATGATCGACTACCTATTACGTTTCGCAGACAAAGCCGTAGCAGAACAATTCGGCATCGCCAATGGTTTCGCCGTGGCTAACGAGGGAGTCGTAGAGACAACCCTAGCGTCCCACGAATACGCTCTCCACATCATCGGTGAGCATAACGCAAGCGACTACTGGATTCTATTCCGTGACCTTGTTGGCATCCCTGTTCCTGAAGCGGCAGAGCAATTCATCTATTGGGCATCCACTTGGACTGTTACCGATGAGGATGGTGCTGATATCCCTGTGCCTAGACCTGAAGATAACCCCGATATCCCTAACGTGTTCTGGGCATAAGATTATGAAAACTAAAAGCAAAGCTCAAGTCGGCTACCTTCTTTCTAAAGGTTCTCCATTGTCGTCATCCCAGCAGAAGAAACTCCTTGGAGAGTTGCACTCTGGTAAAGTTAAAGTTTCAGGCAAGAAAAAAGCTAAATAACAATGAAACAAACATACCCATATAGTCCGAAAGAACCTTCTGAAAATGTTGCGTTAGTGTGGGCGGCATTGCTTACTATGGGTGTTATTATATTGGCCTTTATCCAATTCAGCTAATTTTATGGACGAGCATAGTGCAACATATAACTTAGTGAACGGATTGATTGGATCGGCGGCATCGGCATTGGGAGTGGTCACACAGTTTCAGGAACAACTGGATTGGGCATTGAAAACAACTTCTACTTTCCTGCTTATTTGTGTTTCAATTGTGACACTTTACAACTTGCTGAAGAAGAAGAAGCAGTAAAACGACTGTTTAACAGGCTATTGACAGCCTACTTAGGGAAGGGTAATAATACATCCCTATGCAAACGCTAATTACATATTTGAAATCAGAGTCAACATGGCGTGGTATTATCGGTATCGCTACCGCCTTTGGGCTTGTGCTTTCACCTGAACAAGCTAACGCCATTGTTGCTGCTGGACTTGCTGCCATCGGGCTTATCAATACCTTTAAGAAGGATTGAGCTTTATTGCCGCCATTATCAGCCTGTGTAACGCCTATGTTGCGTGGGTGCGATATACGCTTGAAACCGAACTGGATCGTATTGAAGATGAAATTGATGCCCTTGCTAGGATTGGTGATGCTGCTTCCAAGCTGCGGATTGAGCGGCTGGCAAAACGCCTCCAACGAAAGCGTGAATCAGTCGGCTCTTTACGATCCAGCAACGGTGACGTTAATCCCCAATAAGGTATATCAGTTCCAAGAGGGTAGCTTGCTGGCACGTGGGCAGAAGTTCCATAGCGATTACTCCTACCAACGGGCTATTATTATAGGCGGAAAGTGACGCTAAATTGTTATTGACATAGGGTTTGATACTGCATAGAGCTAATACGAACCACAAAAACATGATAGCAATTTGCATAGGGCATAGCAGGAAAATCAGCGGGAGATACGATGGCGGTGCTTACTCCGTCCAGCTGAAGATCAATGAGCGCGACTTTAATTTACAAGTCGCAAGTGAACTTGTTGGTATGCTGGAAGATCGTAGTATCCGCAGCAAAGTATTCAATCATTACAACGGTAACGGCTACGGCTCGGCTATGGCTGACGTGGCAAAGCAAGTTAAGGAGGCTAGAGCATCGCTCGTCATCGAGCTGCATTTTAACAGCGCATCGCCAGAAGCCAACGGGCATGAGTGGCTTTACTGGCATACATCTGAAATCGGGCAGAAGATTGCTGGCAAATTTGATTCTGAGTTCTCTAAGGTATTTCCTGCCATGAAGAAACGTGGGTTAAAGGCAATCACCAAGAAAGATCGGGGTGGAAAGTTCCTGGAGCTTACCCATTGCCCCGCTTTGATACTTGAACCTTTCTTCGGGTCATCGGTTCTGGATTGTGCTAGAATCAACGTAAAGGGAATTGCAGAAGCATACGCAAAAGCGATTGAACAATGCGTTTAACCATAACCAATATGAAACTACCTACGAGCGTTAAGATAGCAGGGCAGAGAATCAAGATTAAGGTTGGCAAATTAGAGGAAGCATACGGACAATACGAACACGAAAACAGGATTATCTGGATTTCCAATACTCTGAAAGATGAACGGTCTAACCTTACCACTTTACGGCATGAAATGCTTGAGGCATCCCTTCTTATATCTGGAGTGGGTTGGCTTGAGAAATATGACCAAGAAGCAATCGTTCGATGTGTGGATGAAATCTTCTGGCCTGCTTGGGAATCACTAAACTTAAAATAATATGGCGTGGGAAAAATCTATATTTATGGCTGACTCTCACGGAGATTTGGTCTGTCCGAAAGCGATCAAGGTCTTTAAGGCTTTTATGGAGGAATGGAAACCTAAGCACCGTATCCATCTTGGTGACGTGTGGGACTTTCGTTCTATCCGTAGGGGAGCAGGCCCAGAGGAACGTGCAGAGGGTATCCGCTACGACTACAACTGTGGCATGGAGTTGCTTGACTGGTATCGCCCAAACTATTTGACGCTTGGCAACCACGATCATCGCCTATGGAGAGCAGGTAGCGAAACAAGCAATGGCGTGTTGGCAGACCTATGCGCCCAGAAAGCACAAGAGACTGAGGATGAGTTCCGCAAGATGAAAATACAGTGGATTCATTGGAAGGTTACTGAGCGTTTCAAGCTAGGCAATCTCACGTTAATCCACGGTTTCCATTCGTCAATGCACCCAGCTAAGGCTCACCATGAGAAGTATGGTTCTTGCATCTTTGGACACGTTCATGCACCGAACGATTACGAGGCACGGCATATTGACGGAGGCAGTTCTCACGCTATCGGAACGATGGCACAAATCGACAAGATGAGTTACGCCGATGCCTATACAGCCAAGCTAGGCTGGAGGCAGGGCTTCGCATACGGACTACATAACACAAAGACAGGAGACTTCAAAATATGGCAAATCACAAAAAACGGATCGGACTGGATCAGTCCACACGGAATACTCTAAGTGCCTTGGATCGGGCGTTGCTTGACCTAGCAACAGATACGCTAGAAAAGCAGCCCAACGAGTTCGAGTTTAAGGAACTGATGAAAGCCTTTGAAGGTAAGCTATGCAGGACTGCGATCCAAACTAGAGTTGCCAAGCTAGTAGATCAAGGCAAGTGGAAGGTTCGCTGCGTAAAAGGGGTAAAGTATTACAGCGAAGCGTTACAAAACGTAACGGGTTAGTGACAAATACTCCCACTTTTTGTCACGAAAAATGATGTCATAACGTGACGAAACCAACCTGTTTTCACCTAAAGCTCTGCCAGTTAAAGAAAAAGCCCTTGCCAGCCTCATTTATCCTGGAGATTACTGGTTTAGGTAGCAACTCCTTCAGCCTGTTCTTCGGGTGATTGGTAATAATGATCGTTGGTATCTTCGCCATATAGCGTTCATCTATGATTCGCTTTAGCTTTCGCTGCCCATACTCGGTCTTGACGCAGGAATCTAGCTCGTCAATCACCAGTAGGGAAGCCCCAGAGAAGGCCTCCATGACATTACGTTCGCTCGTAGCATCATTGTCACCGCTGAAGGATGATCTAAGTTCCTCCAGCATCTTGTCTGCCGTGGTGTAGGTAGCTGGCATGATCTTATTTACGCCAAAAACATACTGTGTGCGCTCTTTCTGGAGCTTGGCTAGTTCATAGCTCATTCTGGTCTTGCCCGTCCCACAATCGCCCACAAAGACCGCTATGCCACCAGCCTTCATTAGCTGCCGTGCCTCGTCAAAGTGAGCCAGCCAGCCATCGCCAACGCAATCCTCTGGTTTTGTGTCTTTAAGTCTTGCGGGGAAGCCCCTTAGTGTTGCCATTTGCTTGTCTCCTTGTCTGTGGTTTGGTAAATATATGGTAGGAAGCATAGCCCTGTTCCTTCGGTGCTTGGACATTCTTAATCCAATCGTTCACCTGGGAGGGTGCTAGTGTCTTAGCTTCTTCTGTGTCAAGCATAAGCTCTAGGGCAGAGCTGAATGAGATACCCCTAGAGCAAGCCAGCTTATGTATGCGTCTGTGTGTCTCTGGCAGCAGCATTACCTTCTTGCCGATCTTCTCCTTGTTGATCGGGTCGGCTACTCTGCTGGGGACAAACCGATACTTCTTCGGGTCTATCTTTGGGACGTTTGAAAATGAGTTCATAATTATCTTGATATGCTTTGTGGTCATTTACTCTTGACCAATCACCCTTGTGGCTCACGGATTGCCTCCTTTCACAACTGCTAATGCTTCGGTTGCTATACTTGTTGGATCTTCTTCACCGAATCTACCTTGGTAGTCTGCGATTCTTTCCATTGCATCTATAAGCATATCCCGTTGCCGTTCTAGCTTCCTCGCAAAGTCAATCTTAACCCTGCCAGTTCCGCTTGGTGGCAAATCCATAAAAGGCTGCATGATTTCGTTCATATCTGTTTCTGGTGTATCTGTCATTTCTTTATTCTTTTAATAGTTTCCATGCAAGTGCAGCCACTGCTGGAACTTGTCCATTTCCAATGGCTTTAAGTCTGTCCACTCTAGAGGCCACCCCATTAGCCACTCGACGAATGTCGGATTCAGAGTCCCACCATTCCACTCTTCTGGTGTTGTTCCCCGAATTAGTGGTGAGTTCCCTAACATTTTTTGCATCTTGCCATTCGGAGTTCCTGCTGCATCCTCGTTCGCTGATGGAGTTGGATACATTGCCACTGTTCTCGCTAATCCTATGCTTCCAGAAACTCCCTGATTGCTGATCTTTCGCAGTTTGCCAGACTTTAGCATGATTAGCTTGGTGTTGTCGTTTAGAATCGCTCCCATCGTTGCATCGGCGCACGTTGGAGTCGGTAGCAAGAATCCAGATTCTGTCTCGTCTATGAGGAGCGGAGACATGATGCGCTCCAACAATACCCCACTTCGCATCATACCCCATTTCGGTAAGGTCAGCGAGGACGGTGCTAAGTCCTCTTCCCACAAGCATTGGTGAGTTTTCCACGAAAGCGTATTTAGGTCGAACTTCACCGATGATTCTCGCCATGTGTTTCCACATACCGCTTCTTGATCCTTCAATTCCTGCACCTTTACCTGCTGCGGATATGTCTTGGCACGGGAAACCTCCGCAGATAACATCAACTTTTCCTCGCCAAGGTGTTCCATCGAAGGTTTGCACATCGTCCCAGATTGGGAACTTTGGCAAGATTCCATCTCGCTGTCTTTGGAGCAAGACTTTTTGGCAGTAAGGTTCAATCTCGACAGCACAAACTGTGGTATGTCCGAGAAGCATTCCACCGAGAATTCCTCCCCCTGCTCCTGAAAATAAATGTAGCTCATTCACTTTGTCTCCTTCCAAATTCTGCGATTAAGCAAGCGTCAATGATCCCATCGTGTAGTTTCTTACCCTTTGGTTTCAGCGTGGGAAACTTCTCGTCTTTCCAGTTGGCCAACGCAAAAGCCTGCTCGCTTTCTTTGCTGGCTGCAATCTTAGTTTTACCCATCAGTTCCTTCTGCCATTGCCTTGCCTGGATGCCGTGCCAATGAAGGTTCTTAGTCTCCATTAGCCCACGCAGGCTATGAAAGCTGGATGCCATAGACAACGCAGCTCCAAGGCTCTTGCTTCCACAAGGTTCTTCGATGTAATACGTGGCGTAGTTCAACCTTCCGTGCATCTCTTTTATCAGCCAAAGATTGACTGCCTGAATATCAATCTCGTTCTTACCCTTGCGTTCTTTGCACGGCATTGGGGTCATGGCGATTATCCCACCCGTCTGCTGGCTAAGGATAACGATACCCCCAGATAGCCCGTTATCAATACCAACAACGCATGGTTTCACGGCGTATTCTTCAACCGTGTGTCCAAACGCATCGAGCATATTCTTTGCGTCAATAACGTCTATCTCCTTGGTTACGTGGTTAGGGTAGTTGGCAATGGTGTAGTGGACAATATCATCATCGCCCATCAGTTTGCCGTCAACGTAGATTTGCGTTTTCATATCGTGTCGATCCCGTGGTATTCGTTGAGGATATTGTCGGTGGCGGATCGGAGGATCTCTCGCACTTCGTCAAGGGTGTAGTCATGGAATGAATGATCTGGTATCCAATGCTTGATATAGGCAAGGATGCCTTCGGTCGAGTAAGTCGGTTCTTCTGGATCGTTGTCTGGTGGGGCGGTATATCGTCTTAAATCCTCTGATTCTGGCATAATTTTTCAGGTTAGTTGTATTGCGTAACACTTTCTTGTTCAATCCCATTCGGCAACGAATACCTGCCCTAGCAAGTGGTCATCATCCCAGCAGTAGTATAGGTTGCCTACGATGTGCCTGACGTTCTGCCAATCATCTGGCTCGGAATACGGCTTAATGATTGAACCATCTTGGTCGTTGATTGCTTCAATGAAGCGAAGGTTTCTTTTCCCAGTTTTTGTTTGTTCTAGTATGTGTGGGTATTTGTCCATGATTATGATAGGTAGTTGATCCAGCTTCCGCCTTCGTATTTAATTGGTGATAAGCCAAGTTCAAGTCTGGCAAAGTCAATTAGCTTTTGGCATCGTCTTGCCTGGCTTGTCTTATAAGGTGCTGGCTGGGTGTATTGTTCGTTTATGGTAAATTGCCAATCAAAGCCGCCACAATAAATCAATTTTGATACTCTTGCTTTGGCTTTTTTGATGGCGCGTTTCTTTGTGTTCGTGTGGACGCTCAAGCCGCCTTGCCTCCTTTGAGAAAGTAAGCTGCGTAACGCTTGCCGTTCTTAATGACTTCCTTCTTGGCAATCTCCCAGCCCTCGTTCTTGAGTTCGTGGATGCGTGATGCAAGTCGCAAGCAACCATGTCGTTCAAGGGAGTCGAGTGCTGTGATCTTACGGCCTCGGATTAGGTCATTCAATATCATTTGGTTTTGTGTCTTTTTCATATTGGTTTCTATTTGTTTGTTAATAACGTGAGCATTTCAAGCCTGTTTCAAAGTCAATGTTAAGTTCAGAAGTGTGCCGCCACATTTCAAAGCCGTCTGGGAACAAGACTACAACGCAATCGCATCCCCTGACAGTTTCGCATTGTAGATCCCACAAGTGCTTCTCGCTCTTAGCAATGATCGGGTTCTTGTGGTCAACCTTATAGACTACGGTAAGACTTTCATAGCCTAGCTTGGTAGCATCTTCTGGTTGCAATACTTTGTAGCCGTTGGTGTGGAATAATGGTTCGATTTTCATAGATTGTTTGGTATAGTAGCTTTAATAGCTTGGATATAATAATTTATTGGCATTGGTTCAACTTTTTTTCTTTTAGCTTGTTTTAAATGTAAGTGCCTATCTGCATGATGCCTTTTGCAAAACCAAACCAAGTCTAATGGTTTAGAATAATCTTCGTGATGACCTTCTGATCTTTCTTCGCCACAAATTTGACATGGTTTTTGAGTAATAATTCCTGATGATAATGCCGCTCTTATTTCTTTATAGATTTGAGTTCTTGGATGCTTGGCGTATCGTAATTGTTTTAGTCTTACTCTTTCTTTTTCTTTCTCTACCCATTTAGGATCAAGTTTATTTCTTTCTAATTGCAAAGCCGCATCTTTTCTGGCACAATCTCGACATTTATTTAAATGACCATCGGCCATTTGTTTATGTGGATAAAATTCATCAAGTTCTTTTTCTATTTTGCATTTGAAACATTTTTTCATAGGCGAAAATAATATCAAAACGAACTAAAATGTAAAGCATTTATTTGTCCGTTTTAGAAAGGCACATCTTCGAAGTCATCTTCCTGGCTGCTTGCTGGACGGCTAGTGGCAGCTTGTGGTCTGCTTCCACCGTCACGCTTGCTGTCAAGAAACTGCATATTGTCAACTACAAGGGTCATCATAGAGCGTTTCTGCCCTGTTGCCTTGTCATCCCACTTCTCCTCCTTCAAACGCCCTTCCACGAACAAGCCTGAGCCTTTCTGGATAAACTTGGCAGCGTTCTCGGCAGTCATTCCGAACATGACGAGCGGCATGAATAGCGTTTCGTCCTTATTCTTGTGGTTTGCTGATACGGCGATGGTTGTTTTTCCAACTGCCGTCCCACTAGGGGTATGCTTTAGCTCAACGTCCTTCGTAAGCCGTCCGATAATTTGTGTTTTCTGATAATTCATTTGTTTATGCCCATGCAGGCGGATTGATTTCTAATACATTCTCATGCTTTGGCGAGAACTTTTTACTGAAAACTGCACTTTGCCACTTAGCAACAGCGTTCATATAGCCCTCACGCCCTTTCTCAATGAAGGAATCTGATAAGCGAACGACTGCCATCTCATGCGGGTAAGTATCCTCAATAAACAGAAATTCAAACGACTGTTTAGGTTCGCCATCGCTTAGACCATTGACCAGATCGAGATATAAAGCAGCCTGCCAATGGTAGCCCATGTTATAGACCAGCCTTTGCATATCGGCAGCATCGCCAATGTTTGAAGTCACTTTAAGGTCAACCAGCGTCTCGCCTCGGTGCGGCAGAATATCCACCATGCCCTTGATAAGCGTTTCCCCGATCTTTCCGAACGCTGCAACTTCGTAGTCACAAGCACCCAGCCCGAACACGTATTCTGATTCCATCACCAGCTCACGAATATCTTCGCCTCGCTTCCAATCTGGTTCTTTAAGGATCGTGATTCCCTTGGCCTGCATCTCACGCTTCCATTCCTTCGCCTCGTTTGTCCGAAACTCGTCATATTTTGACAAGCTGAACTGGTTATCAACTACGTCTGGCGTAAGGCACAAGGCATGAACAAAGCTGCCAAAGTTCATGCGGTCTGTAACCTCAAACTTAGACCCGTTAAACCACTTATATGGTGATTTGTTGAACTGCCAAAGCAGGCTCTTGCTCACGGGTGCTTTAAGGTTCTCTGGAGTTGCGGTAATATCGTAGTATTCCTGCCCCATCCCTCGGTGTAATCCTAGTGTTATGTCTTTCATGGTTTTTTAGTTAGTAGTGCTTCTGAATGTTTGATAGCTTCCTGCTTCGTTTCGTAGCAAAGGTTGTTGTCCATATTGAACTTGTCGATTCGATCACCCTGCCAGATCATCGTGTAATACTTTGATGGCAACAGGTTTGGTATGTAGTATGTTTCTCCTTCTTCCATAGCTTTATCCTTCTTCTGATTCGTCAATTAGTTGTTGCAGGCTCTTTCTGCGTTCTGGCTTAGGTGTTTCCTTGACTGGTTCTGGATCACCCCAAAGAACATCTGCGGTTTCAACCTCAATAACCTCTGGCTCTGGCTCTGGCTCAATCTTCTTGTTGCCAGTAATCGGGCTGATCGGGGTAACATTGCGTGGCGGCTCGGCAAAGTCACGCACTTCATCTTGTGTGTAGAAACCAAGGCTCAAGTCAGAAGCATATGCTCTGCTCCAAAAGGACGCTGCACGGTAGCGAAGCATTTGTCCTGGCATCGTTAGCCACTTGCTTCCGTTCTTGGTTGACCAGCCTTCTTTCTTTGCCATCTCAAGGGTGATTTTCTCGCCTTTAAGCTCCTGCCCAGATTGTTTATCCGTAGCAACGGCATAGCAGCTAGAAGGGGCATCCTCGTCGTCAAATACGAATCTCAAGGGAGAGTATCTTCCGCATGAGTTAATCATCCCGATCAAGGCCGTAGCACTCCAAGAAGGTCTGCCGTGAATGATAGCTAGGTTTTGAGCCACCATCAAAGGATCGAGACGGGTGCGCTTGGCTACGTTGATAGCAATAGCGCAGTTGGCTACGTTACCAATGAAGTCTTTAGGGACTAGTGTTGACGCTGAAAGCATCTTTGCTTGGCGTTGGATTAGCTCAAATGACCGTGTTTCAGCATCGGCAATGGCTAGGGCGTTGTTTTCGTGTTGTTCGTTTTCCATATTTGTTTGTCTTTCGTTTTGTTATTGGTTTGTATTCTCAAGAGAGTTATTTGGAGTGTATTCCTCAGCGACTAGACACGGCACAAGTTTGCTTACATCATCGAGAATCGCTCTCAAGCGGTAAGCATGGCTCGGCCTTTCTGACATTGCTGCCACCCTAGAACGAGCATGGCAAACCTGCTGGGCAGACTTCCAGCCCACAAGCTCGGATGTTTCCCTCAAGGTCGCTGCTCTGCTCCACAATGTCGCAATGATGTTCCTCGGCGTGGTCGAGCTATGCTGGTGATTGCCACCTAGCACAAAGTCTGGGTCGGCAGAGTAGTGCTTGCAAACGATGCTCACAAGGGTTTTGAACTCACCATCTGGCAGTTCCTCAAATCGTTTATTCGTTGTCTTTTTCATCTTTTCTCAATTACTTGTGCGGGTTTATCGCCTCAAGAGCGTTTCCCGTCAATTCTTTTTTATGGTTTGCAGTCATTTTCTTCCTTATCTCGCAAAAACGCGCATGGGTTTTGTAGTATCGTAAGAATCTTCCACAAGAGGGTTTTCATTCTCAAGAGCCTTTCCTGGCGCATCTGCTCCCGTTCCCTACGCTGGGCAATGGCAAGCAAGAGTGGATAGGTCACGGCAGCGTCTTTGCCGAACACGGTCAATGGTTTGTTTATCTTCATTTTGTCTTTTAGTTTATTGATTGGGTCGGCAGATTTGTCATTTTGTCATTTCACGGAATAAAGCAAAGGTCAGAGCTGCAATGGCAAATGCCCACAGCATCCCTATACTTAGGTTGTCGATCAATAAGACTGCATAACGTAGCAGTTTTCTGCGTTTTTGGTTCTTACTCATTGGCAAGTTTCGGTTTCGGTTTGTTTTCATGGTTATTTATTCTCAAATTCAATATCTGCAATGCTTTGCGCGTCTGAACGATCTATTCCCTCATTTTCAAGTTTCGCGACAAGGGCAAGCCATTTCTCATGGTCTGGGTGTGCAGTTTCGCAAGCTGTAATTTTTCTTTTCATGGTTTGGTTTGTTTGTTTGCTGGGTCGTTAGAGTCCTGGCAATCGCCTGATTTGATTCTCAAGAGGGTTTGTTTCTTGTTACTTTAGTCAATAGAGTTTAAAGCGTTTTCCCGTGCAATCGTGTTTGCTACGTTTCTCAATTTTGAGTTTCCGATATTTCCAGAATCAAAGAATTGGGAGCGATTGCCGTTTCTGTAAGCATAGCTTACCCATCCAATTTCAGGATGTTCGACTCTCAAGTGTTGCATTGTTTCAATATCTTGACGGTATGTTCTTATCTCGTATTTGTATTCTTGTTTCATTGTCTTTTATGGTTTATAGTTTAAGGCACTGCCTTGCGCCTAGAAAACCCCATCCCCGAGAGAGGATGAGGTGATTCTAAAGGAGTTTAAGGTTTGCCTATCTCCAAGGCTCCGCCGCCATGCGATACAGCTCAAGGTCTGAAGGCCCAAACTTCCCGCCTTGAATAGCGATTGTCAGCGCAAAGACGGTCAAAGCAAGAACTGCCATTGCGTAAGTTTTCCAAGTGATTGGCTCTTTCATGCCTCCCCCCTTTCTGCATTGGCGATTGCTTCTTTGGCTGAGTCCAAAACTGCACCCTCCAAATCGTGCAACTCGCAAAGCAAAACAAAGTCCTTAGCTACTTGTAGTAAATCAGGCGCGGCACAAATCAATCTCGCGTTGTCTCTCCACTCGTCATTCAAGACGTGAAGCATTTCAGCGATTTCTTCACCGTCTTTCCCGTAAATTGCGGGATTGCCAGCGCGTTTTCCTAGTTTCCATGTTCCAGGTAATTCTTTCATGCGCAAACCTCCATTTCCAAAGGTGTAATGTAACCTTGGCGAATCATGGCTTTAACGTGTTGCATTGTCCCATAATGAGACGGCAAATGGCCGCTTTTCAAATCGCTTGGAATGGCCGCGCAATAGACTCGCCCGCTTTCATCTGGTTTGAGCTTTGAACGTATTTCCCATGGGCCAGACATTGCGACTAATTTGGGATAGTTTTCGCGCGTGTAATGTTCAATCAGCATTTTTTTGGTTTCTTGTGTCATTTTGTTTTGTGGTTTAGTTCGAGGCGTTGCCTCTCGCCTAGAAAACCCCACCCCGTGACGTGACAAGGTGAGGCGATTCTGCAAGCTGTAAGCTTAAGTTACTCTGCCGATATTTTGTAGAGTTCAAGATCTGAAAGCCCGCAATTTCCGCCTTGAATGTAAATTCCAAGCAAGATCAGCAAGACGAGCAGGAAGGCCATGAGATAGTCAATAGGTGAATGTTTCATGTCTTTTTATGGTTTGAAGTTAGGCAAAATGCGAATTGATAGCGTCAACATCAGATTGCAGGTTATAGGTCTGAAATACCCATCCCGCGCCGTATTGTTTGCCCCGATACTTCACCGCGCCAAGTTTGCGGGCGATTGTTTCAGGTGATAGGAAAATCGGCAGGTAATATCGCGGGTTTCCATTTACATCGTTTGAAATGCGCTTGAAGTCGTCTTTTGTAAGTTTAAGTGTAGTTTTCATTTTGTTTGTGTCTTTCGTTGGTTTGGTTTGGTTTGTGTTTTCTTACTTGGCAGAATTGATTGCGGAAGCATTATTTACAATCTCAATGAGCATTTGCGTTTCTTCCGTTCCAATCAATTTACGCCCTTCATCCGTTAGTGCATAAAGATTGAAAACCTTTCCATTTTCTTCCCATGCCGTCCTTGCCGTTGCGTTCCATCCATTGGATAGGATCAAAGCGAAAAGCTCTCCGTTGGAACGCCTAAAACGTATTGATTGTGTCCCGTGTTTTTTGGATTGATGAAACGTGTAATAACCAAAGGCAGTTTTCCCATCGAGCGGATGGAATAACGTTTTGGTAAAGTCACGCTTGGAAGTGAAGTAAAGTCCACTTGGAAGTTGAATTGCGGATTGGATTGATTTGTTTTCTTTTGTTTTCATTTTGTTTGGTTTGTTTGTTTGGTTGGTTTCGCGTTGGCGATGTAGAGACAATGGCAGAAGAAATCCGATACGCAACAAAATTCTTATTTTTTTTTCATTTTTCTTTCTAGGCCTTATTCTATAAGGGTTTTCAGTCTTTAACCGGCAATAAAGATGACTTATTTTGAGCGTTTGAAATGAAGTTTCCCAGGTGATTTACGCCGATAGTTGACAAGTTCCCGCTTTTCTGATTTATTCTCCGCAAGACAAGGTTGCGCCAAGTCAAACAATCTCTTCCGAAAGGAAACAAGACCCTGAAACGATGAAAGCGCAACTTCTCGTTTCGGGGTTTTTCCCTTTACATCATCAGGCATTAAGACCTGACCATGGACGCAAAGGCCCGAAAAGGGTCACGATGAATAGCGTGGGCAATGTCGCCAGCTGACAACCCAGACAAGCGCAACAAAGGGCAATCTTAGGAGAGTTTCCTTTCATCGAGTCAGTAATCAATTAATCGGCAAACATGCTTATTAATAAAGCTGCGCATGCCTTAGTTAAAACATCATACATTAAACAAACCTCCATGCAATACTTCACAAACAATGGCATTTTATTAATCGGCAAACATAAAGGAAAACTTTTCCTCGATCTTCCAAAGCAATACACGCAATGGGCAAAGACAAACTTACCAGGTTACAAAGATCAGCTGAAAACAATCGCAAAGCTAGTCAGCAAACAACCCAACGAATCGACTAGCCAATGGCTTTCCACAAACGGAAGCGATAGGATAGCAAACAAAGGCCTACGCAAGCCAAACCCGAAACGCTTCACAAGCCGCGCAATACGAGCAGTCAACTACTAACCAACAAGCGCACGTTAACGCGAGCAAGGTTAGCCTACAAGCGCACGTTACAAACAACCGTTTGAGATGATGGATGGATGCAGTTTAAACGAACGTATGAAATGGATGGATGATAGCATGAGAGCATGAACGGCTAGGAAATGGGTTGATCCTCAAGAGAAAAAAACTCACCGCGCACGGCTTCACTTGTTACGAGTCTTACTAGGTGACAGATAGTCCCCCGCTAGCGCCAGGACAACGCGAAAAACTAGTGTTCAGACTGGGTAAATGCACGGCGATTCTATCCATGTCCCGTCAATCCCTTATAGTATAAGGATTTTAAACACTCGTTGGAGTTGACATTATGTATGTTGTAACAAGTTCAGTAAGCACAATGTATTCATTCAGGCACGGGGGGGAGGGGGTGCGGCCTGCCTAGGGCTGGAGATTCTGATCGGATAACCTGCCCCATAAAAAATGCTACAAAGTGGGCGTATGGTTAGTTGGTTGTTTTGGGGCTTGATAAGGTTGTGCTGGTGTGTTTAGGATGAGTTTATGAAGAAGGATGTGTTGGGAGATGTTGACTGGAAGGTGTGTCGGTTTTGTAGTGGATGGGTTGTGAGTAGTGGGGATGTGTGTAGGACGCATGAGGTTGTGGGCTGTCCTGAGTGTGGAAGGGGGGCGTTGTGGAAGGCGGGTAGTGGGATGTATATGTGTATGAATTTGGATTGTGACTGGGCGAGTGAGGTATTGCCTGAGTATGGGTTGGATGGGGTATTGGAGAATAGTTAAGAATTTTGTTGCAAAGGGTTGTGGGGGTGGTAGAAGGGTTGCATGAAAGTTGTGAAGCAAAGAGATTACCCTGTGTGGGTGTGTTATCCGTGTGGTAGTAGGCATGGGTTTAAGAAGTGTGGGGTATCGACCTGGCATGATGATACGTGTGGGGTTTGCGGGGAGGAGACTACTGTGACTGAGCCAAGGGATTTTGGGCATTTAAAGAATAGCTGGATGAAGGCGTATGATCGGAGTGTAGCGATTACTGCTTACTTGGATGGTGTGCTGGCGAAAGAAGAAAAGGACAGAATTAGTCTTAATAAGAATATGCCAACACCTGTGAGTGAATACCGCCAGTTAAACGATGGGGAGCTTGTGATGGATGGCGATGAGTTTTGGGGGATGGATAAGTGCTGGTTACCTGCTACCGAGATTGGTAAGAAGGTAACTACCTACACCCATAAGATGTATAGACGGCCAATAAGCAAAAAGACAATTATGAATAAGCAAGAACGTATTAAGCAATGGACAGCCAAGATTGATAAGATCGTAGGTGCGTATAAGAAACTAAGCGCAGCTTGCGATGAATCGCACAAGGCTGGTTGCTTGGATGTAGACGGAAAACTATTCACGGCAATATGGGTATCATTTGATACGCTTATGGATCACATCGACCAACAAGAATGGTTGGAGTGGTATATCTACGACAACGATTGCGGGGTAGAAAAGATGAGGGCAGGCTTTGGTGACGTGGTGAGTCCAATTAAGAATAGCCGTGACCTAGCCAAGTTGATTGTTGAGGACGAGGATCGGGATGACCGCTAAACCACATCACATGACCGATAATTTATGAACGAAAGACAAAAGAAGATCATGGTTCCATACCAAGAGCCGACAACCGACACCTGCCCAGATTGCAGCGAGCATCCTTGCGATTGCGGCATACCTGCTGGATATCAATCCGATATACGCTTTGCTGCTAACTTTGCACCGCATATCAAAGTTATGGAAGCGAGTAAGGTTGCAGAGATAATTGAGCAGCGAGACGATTTGTTACGATACAACGAAGCATTTCGACAAGAAGCGTTGATCTGCGCCGATTGTGACGCGATCAGTAAAAAGGAATATGACCAAGCAATCGAGCAGTTGGACAGTCTGGTCGAGGCACTTGAACACACCATGAAACACATGAGGCATAGTCTCAACTGCCCAGCTAGAATTTCAGAGGGACTCCATGCGTGTAATTGCCAAATGGAATGGGCGTATGATAACGCAACCGAAGCCCTCCAATCCCTAAACCCAGATCATACTGTTGCTGCCAACGATATGATCGCAGCCGTGAAAGGAGATAACCATGAGTCCTGAAGCACAACGAATCGCGATTGCAAAATCAGTAGGCATCCATCTACATGACGGCGACCACGCCCCGTCGAATTACACGTTTGTCACCGATTTGCCAGACTATCTGAACGATCTTAACGCGATTCACGAAGCCGAGAAATGTATTCTACATAGCCAAAAAGAAAGTTACTGGGATCATTTATACGAGAACTGTCAACGATCAGTATTTTCTCGTATTGATGATAACTATAAAATGATTCACTCCACAGCCGCCCAACGCTCTGAAGCATACCTCCGCACCATCGGCAAGTGGGAAGGAGGGAGCGATGAGTGACCTAGAAAATTTTGGTATGCTCATGGCTGAAGATAGTGAATCAGAGGCGATGTGTTTGCTTATGTATCGCATCAACTCATTGGTCAAGGAGCGTGATGAACTTAGAGACAACTGCAAAGCGTTTCACAAATGGCGGGATAAATTCCCTTGTGTCTGCAATGGAGTATATCTGCAAGGCAACTGCTTACGTTGCGACATCGAAAAACTAATTGGCAAAGGATCTAGCTTCGATGTCGTTAAAACATCTATATTGGATGTTCAAGAAAGCTGAACATTTATGTTGGCGAACGCTGACATCTTGATAATGTAGGCGAACGCTGTCATTTTAAGAAGGACAAATACACGCTAAATAATCCTTAGTAAAATAATAAGGTATTGACAAGATTGGGTTAGTTCGCTAAAGATTCAAATAGCGACTGGCAATGGTGCTGGTTTTAAATTGTAAAA